GATCAGAAATGCCCCGTAGAGCGTTCGTAAGCTGTTTTGCGGCTCTACGGACGGTTTCGCGTGTGTCCGCGCTAGAATCGAATCGATGAAATGGCATGGTGCGAATGAGGTTTATTGGCCTACTTTTTATCCGGCGAAAAGTTATCAGGATTGGATTCGCTCGACGACCGGATATACATCGTAGTCCTCGCTGAGTTCGACCGGGACAACTCGAATCCGCCCCTGCGTGTACTCGCCGGGGTTTAGCTCGCGAGCCGCTCGTTCCGCATCCTTGCGCGATGCGAATTCGACCGTGCGGTAGCTGACGACCTTTTCCTTCATGTCGCTCCAGCCAATCGCGCCGCTGAGCTGGACCTTGTAGACTGGCTTCGCGAAGAGGTTGCGGCTCATGGATACATCCCTCCGGCGCGGATGAGGTCGATGATGAACTCCGAATCGTCGATGAGTTGTTGTCGTCGTTTCTCGCCCTCGCCGGTCGTGTCCGCGCACTGGTACATTCGGACGTAGAAAAGCGCGTCCTGAAGGCAGGTGAGTGCGGCGGCGACGTGCGCGAGACGGGTTGATGCGGATGCGATGAAAGGATTCTTAAAATCATCGGCCATCAGCTCAAGTTGTTTGGCCAACTCATCGAGCGGGATATTTCGGTTCATCATAGCGTCTCCAGATCAGGCGTTCTGGAGCAAAGCACGTCGCCGTCTTCGCGTTCGATGATGAGTTCAAGGATTTGCGTGCCATCCTTCGCGATGAGGGAGCAGATATGCTTGTTGTCGTCGTAAATTGAGAGCGGGGTTGCGCCGTGTTCTTGCTCCTCGCCCGTTAGGATGGCGTTGAACAGGTCAACGATGGTCTGGGCGTTGGCTTTGCTTTGGATGGTTAGTTTCATTTCTTTGCTGTTGTTTGACTAATTTCGAGAGAGGAAAGTTTTCGCATGACACGACGACCATAGGCGCGGGAAGAGGAACGCTTGAGGGCTGTTGGCCCACCCTGCCAGATGCGTGCGAGCGATTCGTCGCTGAGATTGCGTCCGTAATGCGAAAGGTATGCGTGGGCGATGAACGTCGCGACGGCGCGGTTGGTGACTTGGGCGTGCGCGTAATGCGTCCCCATGATGCGGTTAACATCTCTTACCATGATCGGCTTAATCTGGAGCGCGCCAAGTTCGCCGTGTTTGCCACGGGCATGATCGTTTCCGTGAGATTCGATCTGAATCAGGGCCGAAAGAAGCAATGGATGCATGATTTGATGCGCGATAGAGTTTTATTCGTTGGATTTGATGCGCGGGAAGGGTTTACCGGATAACCGGAGCAGCTTAAAGCCCTTTCGCTTTCGCGATGACCTCGCGAGCGTAGTCTAGATCGTCGTCGTCGGCCATAGGGTGCGCGAGGCGTTCCAGCGCGGAGAGAAGATCGGGGGCGGAAGCGATGAGCGTCGCGTTGGCCTTTATTTCCAGAGTGTCGGTCATCAGACAGACGGTTTTCCCGTGCTGGTCATGGAAAACGTGCCATTCGCCGTTTTCGCCTTCCGTTGGCGGATGAACCTCCGCGAATTGAGGCACGTTGCAGATGCAGCGGCTCGCGTGATTCGGATGTTTGCCTTCCCATTGCGGATCGGGAACGACAAACCAAGGGCCGGGGGTATGGGATTTCATGGGTTCAGGCGTTGGTGGTTTCGCGCTTAAAGGTTTCGGCAAACGACTGGCCCTCAGATTCGCCAGTTTCTGTGCCTCCGAATTCGATTATTTCGCGCTGACCGTCGTCCAGTTGGCGCGTGAATGCGTCCCAATGTCCGCGAGCGTCGCAATGCGCGATATGGCATGAGCGGTGCAGCACGCCGGCAAAAGCGGTGAAAAAGTCCTGTCGCACGCCGTCAACCGCATCTTCCATTTCGATAGCGCGGAGCAATTGCGCGTCCATGCGGGATAGGGTCATGCGCGGGAGGAGGATTTCGACCGCAAAGTCGCGAGCGTCCGCCCATATGCTGCTGTACGCGTTGGTCTTGAGCCACAAGGAGCCGTCCTGAAATAGATGGTATTTGGATGCGTCTGATGATTCATCTTCGCGGAAAGAGTCTGCTATGTCGTCGGCGAAAGGCGCGAGAGTTTCGATAAGGTCTTGATCCTCGTCCGATAGGAACGAGTCCATGCGGTAATTTTGTCGGATGTAAGCAAGCGCGGATTGCGGGAGCCGGTCAGCGTGGAACGATGACAGGACCGTATCGCGGGCGATGATGCGTTCGAGAATGGGGATTAGCTTTGGATTCATTGGATTGGATTATTTGAGTAAGGACTTGTGGCCTACCCTTTCGCAGCACGCTTGCGGCATGATGCGCGTAGGATAGGTCAGCGATCAGCGTTGCAATAGGTGCGGTAGTCTATTCGTCCGATCAGATAGTCCGCGCATGCGCGGGAACGGTTTTCTGGCCATCCGACTGGACCTGTCAGCCAGTCGAATATGTCAGAGTATGTCAGGCCGCGTGCGGACTTGCGCGCGTGCGTGAGGTTACCGTTGATGAGATTATTTACCGCGTTTTCGATTCGTTGAATTGATTTCATTGGATGCGTTGGGTTTAGGCTAAGTTAAAGAGGGCGCGAAAGTCTGCGTATTCGTGGCACAAGTCGGTTGAGAAGCGATAGACTCCAATATCCTCTGCCCCGTCGGCGCGTTTGACGGTGACAAATTGCCAACGTTCGTTGGCCAGTGTGAAAGGATCTTCGAAGGCGCGGAGGCGGATAAATTCTGCGAGTTTCATCGGGGTTGTTCGTTGGGTTTAGGGTTTAGAAAGTACAGCAACCGCAGCATGGCGCATCTTCACAGCGGCCGCGTGCATTGCGCGTGCCTGTCCAGCCTGAAGATAGTTTGACGCAGACTAGATCGGTGTTTTGAGACATGCGGCCGGTGCATGCATTGCAGTCTATGCGCCAAGCGCGGCCGCGCTTAGAGACGGTTCCTAGGCCTGCGGGAACGTTTTCGTGGCATTGGACGCATTGGCCGGAGTATCGGTTGGTCATTGGATTGAGTGGATTGAATGCTTTGGATTGAGAGTTAAAGACACGCCGCAAACTACCGTTTCCGATAGCTTGACGCGTACCTTCAACCGACGACGAAACCGCTTGTGTCTGATTTGGCTTTGCCCTTGGCGGTAAGGCCGACGACGACACCTTTAGGATCTAGGAAACGAAGGTCGTTTTCGTCTCCGTTGATGACCGGAAAACCTTGCCAGTGTGTCGGCAGAGTCTTGCTGCGAAAGACTACCGCCACATTACCGCCACGTTTGAGAATTGAAACGCAGTCGTTTTCGTTGGTTTCGGAGCGGGAAAATGTGAGGCTATAGTTTGACGGGAGCTTTCCATCTAGGAAGGAAACCATGCGTTGAAAGCTTTTGGTGTAGTCGTAAAAACGGGTCGTCTTGAACGCTTGGATGACCGTATAGCGTTCCCAGCCAATGTCCGACGTTCCGTTGAGACGAATGACCGGAACCATTTTCTTGGCCTTGGCCTTTCGGATGACAGCTGTGACATTTTCTTTGAGCGTGGCCAAGAATGTTTCGCGGTCTTTGACGTAGAAAACGGTCTTTGCTGTGCGCGCTTGCTGAACGGAGTTAAAAGCGCCCCGGCCTGCAAAGTATAGGCAGAGGTTGTCACAAGCGACGGACGCATTGGGACAGACATTAATGAGGCCAGATAGTTTTCCCGGCGCAAGGTATAGGATTCCGGTCATAAAGCCACGTTTTTGGCCTTTGACGGTCTTTGCGTTGGTGTCTACTGACAATAGGTTTTTGGTCATGGGATTAATGGTTTGGAGTAAAACCGAGTGTCGTTTCTAGATAGGCTTGGATTAAGACTAGGGTGACAATTGCAGCTGCAATGAATAGGCGTTTGAGGGTGATGCGTTTCACTTTAGCCCTTTGCGTTTGAAGATGGCGCAGACTTCGGCGAAAGCTTTTCTTTGATTGCAGCTATAGTGAACGCACCAAATAGATGATTTGGTAGCACGCACGAATCGGGAGGGACGGGAAGCCTGTCCGCATTTTACCCATTGCCCCCGTTGCAAACGGAGTGCGCCGGAATACAAAGCGTCCTGAACGCCGTTGTCCCACAGGTCGAGTATTGGAGTGAATTTCATCTGGGGACACTATGGGGCAAAAGCCTGTCGGGAGCAAGTTTTATTTCGATTTATTTTGAGATTCTTTCAAGGGACAGGGGGAGTCATAGAAGACAGGGGGAAAGCAAGATAAATCGAAAGAAAAGTGATGGAAAGTGAAGTGAAAAGCCCCGCTGTACTCACCTTACTTTCAAATCAAAGCCCGGATTTTAACGATAAAGTGGCGTACAAGATGTAGTGGTGTCGGATTTTGGGTATACCATATGTAGTGGTGTTTTTGTTTGGACACTTGGCATGCTTTGTGGGACAAAGTGAATGAAATGAGAATGGATAAAAGCAAATGGGAGAAAGCAAAAGCGAAGTACTTCGCAGGGGAGACTTGGGAGACTATTGCAAACGACTTGCAACTGAACCGCGCAACGTTGCAGCAAAAGGCTTCACTTGAAGGGATTACAAAGCTGAAGGCTCAAATGCAAACGATTTGCACTGAAAAGAAAACCCAATCATTGGAAAGCCTGTCGGCAATCGTTCGGAGCAAACTTGCGGAGGATGCAGCTGCAACGATTGAACGCGTCAATGGGTACGAATTGGACGGCATCAAAGACGAATCAACACGGGAACAAATCCTTGGGAGCGTAGCTAAGCGATCTGCGCTTGTGTTTGGATGGAGTGAAGGTAACGAAAGCACGTCTGTCAGCATCAACTTGCTAGGCTCCATGCCCGATAAATTGTTCCACGTGGAACAGAGCGTGAATCCCGTTTGAAGTGAATATAACACCCATTGTACAGCGGGGGAAAACTTATAGTCAGGATAAGTAAATCTAATGGGACAAAAGGATTGTTTTTCCTAGGATTGGCACACTTTGTGAGGCAAAGTAGGGCACCCCCTTTTGGGGACGGCTTCGTTTACGATACCCCCCTCAAAAATTTTCCGTCTTTTTGACCATGTTAAGTAAAATTAAAATTGGTCAAGTTATTTCTCTCAATCAAGCTGAGAGAAAATTGGCCCACTTCGTGGCTAAGAATCGTTCCGGCAATAATCGTCATTTTAATCTGACGAACTTAAAGATTAGTCCAGAGGACGCTTCGACGGTGGATCTGGAGGGCATCTGCGGCGAGATAGCCTTCTGTAAGCTATTCAATGTCTATCCCGACATCGACACAGATCGCGAGCCTCCGCACCCGCTCTACGACGCGATTATCCCTCCCATTCCACCGGGCATTCGCATCGATGTGAAGACGACGAAGTACGAGAATGGAAAGCTACTGGTCGATGCGCGCAAAGGCTCAAAGACCGATGGCGTGGATTTCTATGCGCTGATGACGGGTCAATTCCCCGGTCCGTATACGTTCCGAGGATTCATAGCGAAGGAACATATCATCCAGCCGCACAGAATCGGAACGATCATCAAGGGATACAAAACGTACATGGCGGATCAGAGTGAACTCATCGACGGCATTCCCGATCAAGACTTATTCTAATTGACTCGTGATACATAAAATGTATCCCTTCGGCATCGACCCTAAGAGTCGCATTCGCTTGGTCATCGAATGCAAAACTGTCTAAGCGGCAATGACGCTCCGCATCGGTCAGCGCGTAGGTCCGATCCGCCATCGTTTGATGGATGGATAGAATGGCCTACCGAATGCAGATAACGTCGGTTTAATTTTTTCTCAATATGGCTTGTCCCAATGTCTTCAACGCCTTCGCCGTAGCGACTGAGTCGCTCGCGCAGGACGTCTATAAACGCGCCTCGTATCGCTCGA